ACGATACCGGGTCGTCGTCATCCCATTGCTGGCCTTATCAGCCCGCACAATGCCGGTATGGTCGTAACCGACGGAAGTGTATTGACGGATACCATCGCAAACGTCGCGGAAGATTTCATCAGCCTTTGGGGAGTTTCCAAAACGGGCGATACACCGCGCTATGTGATCACCGTCAACGCGAGCGGATTCGATGACGCCGATTTGAGAGTCGGGGTCGTGTTCCTTGTGGCCCAAGAGCAGGGGATGTCCGCCGTCTGCTATGCGGGAAAAATCATATTCGCCCTGATTATGCCCCAAAACTTCCTGCTCGCCCCATCGTTCAACGGGTGACTCGCTCGCGAAGGACATCTCGACTGTGCGCTTTTCCCTGTCGATCTTTGCGCGGTCGAATTTGAAGCTTCGGGACAGTCCCCTCGTCATCCCGTTCGCATCCCTCGTTATCGTCTGTGCCATTCCGATTTTGCGGGGAAGTAAAAATATCGCCGCGATTAAGACGCTGTTTTCGGCCCATTTCAGGGTTAAGGCGCGAACCGGCTTTCATGATGTTCTCCATTCCTATGCCGCTGCGGAAAATGCAAGCCGTCACTGCCGCACATGTAACAGCGCGTGTCCCCTTCCGCCACAACTGAGCGGCATTCGATGCAGAATCCACTGGCGTGAGATTTTCCATTTTTAGCAGGTGGCGTGTCCGCTGGATCGGACAATTCTTCTGGCGTTGGCTGCAATTGCCCGGGAGCGCCTTTTTTCAAAACCGGGTTGCTCACGTTTTGCGTGAAATCCAGCTTATGCGCTGCGTCAATCTTCCGATCACTGGCAATCTCAGCATCAACTTCCTCAACGTCACCACCTCGGTCGCTTTCCGCGATAATCCGGCTGCGGCTCGTGACGCCCATTTCAATGGCGAGTGCATCGGCCTGCCTGTCCTGATAAGGATTGATGTAAGGCCAGCGACGGCCATAAAATACCGCCGCGTCCTGCAATTCTTCCAACCGGGAAATCGGCTGATCCACTTCCCCGCTCATAATCGCGTATTTTAGCCAAACCCGAAAATGCGGAATCCGATAATTGACAATTAAATGCGATTGCAGCCGTTTGCATAAGTCGTGCCATGCATTCTCACCAAGCCGCCCCGATGAAAAATTGACCCCCTCCAAATCATTCGCCAAAACGTGATACGGGACTCCGCTGCCCGATGCTGCCGCGCGAAGATTGTCCTTCGTAAACCCGCCCGCTGCTTCAATCGGAAAATGAGGATCGCTGAATATTGGCTTCATGCCATAGGGCAAAATTTCGCCCGTCGCGGGTTCCATGTCCGCGATCTTATCCCCGACATTTCGACCACTGGACTCATTTGCGAATTCGGACGCCCTATCCATAGCCGTTTTGATAAAGTCCGGCACATATTCCTGCGCGGTAGGAAATTCCTGCACAAAGAAAAATGGCTTGCAGGCTGACCAAATTGCCGCCGTGCAGTGGGCAATGTCGAATTGGTCAATGCGATGGAGCCTTTGTATGATTGACGCCAGCCTTGGCATCCCCACCAATTGGCCCGCGCGGGTCTTGATGTCAAAAAGCGCGATGATTTCTTCTGCATCAATGCGCGTCCGATACCTGGGTGAATTTGACCATGCGTAAACATCTCCCGGATGCCTGTCAAGAATCCAATAAGCAACCGGGGCCTTCCATTCGTCCAACTCAATCGAAAACTGAATTTCATTTCCCGTCCCTTGCGCGGGGCGGTTCCAATAATGATCGAGCCGGTCAATCTCAATTGGCTCTATGGCATACCCGTAACGATTTTTGGGATAGAGGCGTCGATGACGATAAATAATACCGCCGTCGCGGACAAGAGCGGCAATGGCCTGCCAATCCATTTCCTGCCTTGACAATGAACGATTGGCGCAACAATTCTCAGGCTCGGCGGCTTTTGCCCACGCTTCTTCAATTTCGGCGTTGGTGTCTTTTTCCTCGATGAATTCTCCATCTGCATTTTTCTTCCCCACTTTCATTTCGAGGCGGAACGGTTCCTCACCTCCAACGTTGTCGATGTAAGCCTCGATTGCGCCGTGAGCGAAAGGGTTGTCTCTGTCAAGACGACGCATCCGGCCACGCGCGCCAAGTATGCTCACCAAAATCTCGGCATTTGCGGACGTGACAGAAATTGGAAAATCCGTCGTGAGGTTGGAAGTCACCGCAGCGTCATACATGCGCAGCATCCGCTTATTGATCTCGCGAAAAATGGATTGATCTTTTGGGGTTGGAGCTTTCCAAACCTCTCCAAATGTTCGCCGTTGTGGTTGCGGCACTGCCCGGGGATACGTCTTACCCTGAAATTCAAAGGTTGCCCTCACGCGCCCCATCCTCCGTTCCATTCTGGATTCCATCCCCCAACGGCGGGGCCTGGCATCATGACGCGGGCACGAGGCCGAATCTTGCGTCCCGTCGGATACCCGTTTTGCGCGCGTTCCTTGGCTATTTCAGACTGGCGCATTTGATACCAGTAGCCATGTTCTGTGCGAAGTTGCTCAGGCGTCAAGAATCGGAATTGAGTTTCTCCGATGCGCGATTCAAGCAGGGCGTTAGTTGCCGTTCCCTGCATGACGCTCTCATATTTTTCCAACATGATTTGAGCGTTGGTTTTTACCGGAATATCGCCTTGCGACCCTTCGAGATTTTTCCCTATGGTCAACTCGGCGAAATAGATTTGATGACGATCTGTGCCATTGCTGACATACCCCGCGAGGATCATTGTCCCGCTTGCCCATGCGGCGGTAATGGTTGGAGGCACATACAAATCAAAGGATTGGCCGTCGGCATCGGGGGTGGAAGTGAATTCGATCACCGCCGCGCCGCCGCGTATCTCGTAGGTAAGCGTCCAGCCTTCCCCGCTGGAGTATTGGGGCAATCGCCTCGAAAACTGGATAGTGTCGCCTTCGGCAACTGAAATTGGCTCGCGCCACGATGTTACTGCCATTCCAATTTAGTTGAAAAGTAAAAATCTTAGAGACGCAACGGATTCCACATGCCACCCATGCGACGGCTTCCGCTTGCGATTTGCTTCCACCTTGGGATATTAGGTTTCCGCTTTTCAGGCAGGACGGTCAAATCAGGCATTTTCGCCTCTTCCGCTGGTTTCAGGACATATTCCTTTGTTGGCTCAATCTTTTCGCCCTTTGGCAGTTTTGCGCAAACCTCTTTCCACTTCCGCGCAATCCACTCCACTTTTCCCGCCTTGCGCAAAACCTCAAAAACGCCGAAGCAATAAACCAGCGTGTCGAGCGGTTCATTCTTTTGCGTCGAAGCAATCTTTTTCCAATGGAACACAACCCCTCCATTTTTCTGCGGTATGGCAACGCGCTTTTCGGAACAAATCCCTTGAAAGAATCTTTCGGTGAATTCCGCCCCGGCTTTGAAGTGGATGAAGTTCGGCCCCGGCTCTTTGTTCTTCAAATTCCCAAATATGATTGACTTCAAATAATCGACGTTGAAGTTGAACCGATTGATTTGAAAGGCCCGCTCCATGGCTGTCGTGTATATTGCCCCAAGAGCATTGTCGAATCCCTTGATCGCAAAGTAATTCCGATGCTTGTGTTTTTTGCAGAATCGGAATGCGGCCTTGACGCGCGTCTGATGCCCGGTGTCGATTGCCCCTGCCTCATACCCCATCTCACCCAAGACTGGATGCGTGAACCTTTTCCCTGTCAAATACTCTTCAACACGCTCTTGCATCTGCGGCATGTCGAAATCCCCGTAGATCACCTTATAATCGAGCAGCCAAGATTCCTGCTCATCACCGAAACCGAGGGACATTACTTCCACGCGGTCAGTCTGAATGTCCAACCCGAAAACAATGAGCATCACTTGAATGGGGACTGCGTAAACCTCCGCGCGGTCGAGCAAATCTTTCCACTCGATTTTTTCCGCTTCGTCCTCATAGACCTCGGTTTTGAAAATGTTCGTCCAGACCATCAGCGAGTCGCGCCCGTCCTTTTTGGCTTTCAGAAATCCTTCGGCGAATTGATGCAAATAGCTGACAAACATTTTTTTCAGTCCGATGGTCGCATACATGCCATTAAGATGCCTGGAGCGGATGCCTTTGAAGGGCGCGGTCGCACGCCATTCGGCGCGAAGAATGCGGCCATCAATCTGAACTATGACCGCCGCGTTTTCGGGATGTCCGCTGAGAATCGCGGAAATGCGCTGCGAGTCCGTCCATCCGCGCTTACAAACTTCACACACGTAAATCGCCCGTTTTGTGTCGCGATTCGAGAAATTCCCAATGCTCCACTCGAATTCATTCGGATGCCCTTTATCCAGATTTCCAAACTCCTCCACTGTAAAGGTGAATTTCATCTGCTCCGTCTTGAGCGATTGAAATGCCCCGCAACATGGGCATGGCACAAAATAATATTGCTGGTCGCCTTCCAGGAAACCCGCGTGAATCCGCGAAAATCCGGCCAGCGTCGGCGTCGACGATTTAAGTTTCCACGCATCGGAAAACGTTATCGCCCCGCGGTCCGCCAATGCGCACGGATCGCCTTCCTTGATTGTCTCATAAGAATCAATCTCGTCCTGAAAAATTGTCGGGGCCGAGAAGCCTCGAAACTTTCCGGGTGATTTTGCGCCGATGACTTTTAGCGTTCCACCCGGAAATTTTCTTGACAGCATGGTTGACCCGGAATCGCGTTTCCTTGGCTCCACTAGAAGCCCTTTCATCTGCGGCGTCTCGTCCACAGCCGGAAGAAATTTGTCGCGAATCCATTCAATTCCGTCGTCCTTGGTTCTACGCACCATGACCGCGCTGCGGCGCATCTGGCAAATGGAGTATTCGAGCATGAGAATCAGGCAGAGGGTTTTCCCGGCAATTTGACTGGCCATCATCCAAAAAATTTCTGCCACATGCGGGTCTTGAACATCGTCAAGCATAGCCATTTGATGAGGCATTCGCCGGCAACGATATTTTCCCGGCTCCGCATTGCCCTCTTCGGGTATGTAGGCGTGCTTGTCGGCCCACTGCGAAACCGACATGCGGGATGGCGGGCTGATTATGGCCCGCTCACGTTCCTGGAGTTCGCACAGGGTCATTTGGTTCGAATGTCGCCTTATAGTCCAGTTTTGGAGACACCACGAAAATCGCGAGGGTTTGAATTAGAACGCGGACG